TTTGAATTGGTATATTTTAAGCTCATTTACATACCCCATTCTAAGGCCAAGTTTCTGACAAGCTGCTTTTCTTTACGCCTGATTTCACTGTGAGATAGTGGCTCCGGTGAAATAATGGTAATATTAGGGGCAAAGGTTTTGCTGTTGTTATGACTTATGCTTTGACCTGCCCCGTAACCACCCGTCGAAGCACCCGCGCCCATTATAGGCATGGGATTAACCATGCCCTGCATTGAGGCCTCTACCTGCCCTTTCATGCTTTCAATACCCTTAATAAATCCAAGCCCTATATTCATACCCATTTCACCAAATAGCTTAGAAGGTGAGCTGATACCAAGCAACCTTTTTGCAGCGTCAATAGCGCCTGTTACAACACCCTTAACTGCATCAATAAGTCTTGTTGCCATTTGTTTTGCACCATCAATCAACCCCTGAATAATGTCTTTGCCATACTGGATCATCTTGCCGCCAATACCCTTGATAAAGTCAGCAATCCCATTAAAGGCATCTTCAACGTGCTTCTTAACAGCGTCCAAGTCACCCCGGAATAAAGCCTTTATCGCCTCCCAGATTGACTTGAAGAAGGCCAGCACCGCGTCCCAGATACTCTTGACAAAGTTGAATACAGTTTGGAATCCATTAACAACAGTGTCTATAATGTTACCGACCGCACCATCACCAATCCCGCGAATGTTTGACCATACGCCGCTCATGAATGTGCTGATAGCGTTCCATGTATTCTCTGTAGATTGCTTCATGCCACCCCAGGCATCAGACAGGGTTGTCTTAATGCTTTCAGCCCATGCGCTTGCACCTTCTTTAATGCCTTCCCATAGACCCGTTAAAAACTCACCGATGGCCGTCCATGTTTCCTCGACCCATGCCGTTATGCCTTCCCATATTCCGATGATGCTATCCCAAAAGGTGGTAAAAAATGCTTTCAGCTTATCCCAGTTGGCATATATCAAATAGGCCAAAGCTCCAATAGCTGCCCCGATTAGTACGAAAGGCAGTAACGGTAACATCATGGCAAAAAAGGCTGTTGCCGCAGCGTAAGCCGCAGGAACCAACGCGCCCAATATCGCCCCGGCAATTAAAAAGATTTTTACCTTAGTTTCTTCCGAAAAAAGGCTTTCAAGCGCTTCTTTTAATCCAACCTCGGCAACCAACTCTGCAAATTCGTTAATCTTTCCTGTTATTGTTGACAAACCCTCAATCAAACCTGCCGCCTTGTCTTTAAGGTCAAAGGCTTCGATTATGGTCTTTCCTATACCGGTCAAGCTCAAAGTTATATTATCCTTTACAGTTGACCAGAGGCCGCCTAAAGTTTGGGATTGTGCTTCCATCATACCCTCAAACTTGCCGCCCTCTGACGTTAAATCGATAAATGCCTGCTCTAAGTGTCCGAAGTTTACTTGACCGCTTGAAACAAGGTCGCGGATTTCTGCCTCTGTTACTCCGAATTGTTTTGCTAATTCTCCAATAATAGGAATACCCCGGCCAGTTAGCTGGTTAATATCTTCCATAAACAACCTACCCTGCACCTTTGCCTTACCGTATATCTCCGCTATTTCGCTGATAGGCGCACCAATGCCAGCAGAAACATCACCTAACCGCCGCATTGACGGTATAATCTGCTCAGTTTCAACTCCGAACGCTGCAAGCAACTTTGCACCCTTTGCCAGCTCTGGAAATTGAAATGGCGTAGTAGCGGCGAAGGCGTTTAAGTCTTCCATCATCTTAGTAGCAGCTTCACCACTTCCGAGCAACGTCCCAAAGGCGACCTCGGTTTGCTCCATATCCATGGCAAGGGAAACAGCTTTGCCACCCAAAACACCCGCCGCCGCCGCCGCCGCCGTAAACGCACCAGCCAACACCATAGACCCGGGCATTGCCTTAGTCATCATTCCATCTATCTGACCCTTCGCCCCACCGATAGCCCTTTTAAGCCCTTCTATATCGCCGTTTATTTTAACCATTAACTCTGCTACAGTTGCCATTTAGTGCCTCCTTGCCCGTGCGTCCGCTTCTGCTTTCTTTTGTGCTTTTTCCTGCTCACTGTTCTTAATTTTGTAGTAAGCTATCCATTCGCTTATTTCGTAGCTTTCTAACTCGTTTAGCATCAAGTCAACAGAAGCATAACCCAACTGTTCGGCAAGCGAATAATAAAAGAATCGCTCACCTTTTAGGAGTTTTTTCCTGCTTCGTCAAGATCATCTGTGCTAATCCCTGACAGTTTCATAATCACCTTGCAGACCTTTTCCAACGCTCCAGAGTTTTTCTCAAGCAACGCCTCGGAATCTGCCCGCTTAAATTCCGGCTCCACCACTCCCGCCACCATCAGCGCCGGGTATAGTTTTTCAGTAATTAGCTTGCCCTTATCATTCATGGCATAGTCCATAATCTCCGACCGCTTCTTGCCTGACAGGGATTGCACCAATACAGAGCCATTCCACTCGCTAACGAACACTTCTTGCTTCCTAATATCTTTGACATTTAAAATATCTTCGCGCGTTAATCTTTTGTTAGTCATAATTTGCCCTCCTCTGAATATTAATTATCAAGCAATTCATCTGTCGATATAAACGATACTACCTGATTCTGTGGATCAGCTATCGCCGCCGCCATTTCAACACTCTCAAGCAACGCCCAAACTCTGACCGGGTCTGCCCCTGTTTCATATAAAAACTCAATAACAACAGGGTCACCTGCCACCAGAGCATCAGTGTAGTATTCGCTTGTAGCGTCCCACTGCGACAAGGTTCCGCTGGCAAACTTTAACCCGGCCAGCCTGTTCTTATGTGTAGCACCAAAAGGGGTGACTTCCGGCAATTCAACGCCCCGCGAATAACTAAATTCGTGAGCGTAGGTAGCAGTTGACATCGGCAGGTAGTTGCCCGTCTTAACCCTGATTTCTTCCGTGTCCTCGTAACCGTCACCGGAAAAGGTGAATACCCCTGTCAACTTATTGACTGATGTATAGGCAATATCATCCCATCCACCAATGCCGTCGCTCAACTCTAAGACTGGAGTAGAATCCCGGTCAATAACCTGCTTTGTAGCAGTTTCAATTTGCCATGTGTTATCTGTTACGTGTTCCAGGGCTTCTTCGGCTAAACTGGCCGCCGTCCCTGATATTTTAATCGCTGCGGCCTTACCTGCTAATTCTGGCATACATGATCACCCCTTTAAGGTCTAAGCGGTAATGCTACAGGTGCAGCGATACCTTGAATACTTGCTGAAAAGGTCTGCTTATCGGCTACACCTGCGCTAATTTCAAAACTCTCAACGATTGCCTTAACCTGCGTGCCAGCAACGCCTGTTCCTTGCGGATAGACACCGATGTAAATGGTATCGCCGGGGACAAGTTCATCCTGGCCTGTAGTGTCGCCGGGGTAGTAGTTACCGCTGAAGCTGAAATTAGTATCTTTTAAACCTGCCATTCTGTTCTTGTAGCTGTCACCGAATTGGGTAATTTCAAGCAGGTCACAGAGCTGGTTAAAAGTGGAACTGTCAACTCCTAAAACCTTCGCACCCGTGTTGTTTTCCATCGGTGTGGCACCGGTCAAAACCCAAACAATATTAGTCTTTCCTGCAACTTCTGGCATTTAAGTCACTCCTTTTTCTTGATAAAAAAACCGCCCTATTGAGCGGTCATAAAGCCTGATATGTCGCTTGAACCTATGGTCGCCTATAATAAGCCCTAAAGTTAATACTCCACATCTGCCGGTTATTTTCGTCCCGGCCCAAATTTAACACGTCCCCCTGTTGCTGTATCAGTAATATCTTCCTGGCAGTTCCACCCGTGCCGATTGTTTTATCATGCTGCCCGTGTAGCAAATCCTTAATGGTATCGCAGAGTGTTTCACCTGTTGCATAACTGGTATTCCTTACCTTCACTTGAAAGGTGGGTTCTTCTACCTCTGTTCCCGAAAGGTCACGGGGATAGCCGCCGCTTGCATAGATAGCCACAGCATTATCAGGCGTAGATGGCATACTGCCGATATATACGTTACTGACCCCGGTTATCAAAGTTTTTACGTCTGTTAGAAAGCCCATTACCTCTCCACCGCCCTTTTAACTGCCGCGCCGATCGCCTTAATATACTTGTTTATTTTTTCCTTAAAGGGATTCTCCAAGTATTTCGCTTCACCACCTTTAGGGTGATTAAAGTCTAATCCTTCGTGCTGATAGAGTGCGTAGATTTCTTCAAAACCTACCGTTCCTTCGAGAACATTCATTTCAGCGAAGGCCG